CTACCTAACCCATTCTGCAGCCTCCCATGCTCTTCTTTTCTTTAGTCCCTCCAAAGGTTTCCCTTTACAGTATATCCACCGTTCGAACTGTTTTTTAATATCATTCGAAGGCGCTTTCTGTTGTATCAGTCTAAAGAGCGTAGACTTCCGGAAAGAAGCTATACCAAGATTAAAACAGAAGTCTGCGCATGCGTCAAAACGCCCTTGTGTTTTGGTAATCTCTTCAGATGCGGAAAGAAATATCTCTATAGGTTTCAAATCATCCATAAGCCAGTGCTCTGCCTGAGCCATGTTACAAAAGGTGTTGGGCGTAACTCGTTTAGTATGTCCATAACCACAAGTCCAAACGCCAGCTGGACACTTGTAAGCTTTACTACAGAAGACTTCGAACTCTTTAATCTTATTAATCAATCTCTCACTTACTTTCATATACTATTATATAATGATTTAACATTTATTATTTTTGTGCCAATTTATTGCAAATATTGTGCACCATTAATGCAATATTTCGTTTAATATTTCTCATTTAATATCACACCATCTGCAGGAATACCTCCACCGTCAAACTTGAATTCGTATTGCGTATTCGAGTCTGGGCCTGTAGCTTTGTCTGCCTCGAGTTCTATTCGAACTGTCCAGTTTGGGCATTTAGTATTCTCACGCTCTGCATAAGCTATCTGTGTAGGAATACCGAAGCTGTAATCAGCGTTCACCCCTTTCTGTGCATCTGATAACGAGCCGTAAGATTTCATCTTGAAGCTTTTCTCGTTGATGGCAAAATTGGTCACATCATTAATATCAATACTGACATCATCTGTCTTCAGATATGTACCTTCTCCGTCATCAGACTTGCCAACAAGTCTAATCCTAAGATTCGTGAGATAATCTGTAGAGAGTGTGAAGCTGACTTTCAATAGCGTTTTTGATTTAATAACACCTGCAGTATTATCAGAGTTGTCATAGTACAACATCTGTCCTACCTCCTGTCTCAGTTTGAGATTGCTAATATTCACCACAATGCTTTTCGTAGTAACAGGTTTGTTACCACTATCTACCAATGGCAATGTGACGTAGGCATCACAGAATTCTACAGTATTCTTTACTGCAGGGCATACGATACATTGAGGGAAGGTTGTAGAATCGTGGCCAGTTGTCGAGCAAAGGAGTGGAATAAATGTCAGCCTATCGCCAACCTCATACCCTGTTAGATATTCGCGATAATTACCATCAAGTATTTCGCCCTCGTATATTTTTCCCTTGTGCTTAAAATCTACACGGAAGATAGTTATCTCATCGTTCATAACTCCAGGCTTCATAGGTACATCTGAAGACACGAACGTCTTCCAACCTTTAGTCTCGTTGTATATACAGATTGCAGGATAGATATTATCTCCAAGTCCCTTACGTAGCATATTCAGCAGATCGCCCAACGAAAATGTGTTATTCGGATAAACAGGATCATCACCACCCTGAAACAATATGCAAACAACATTGTCATCATACACCACATTTTTTTCTGAGTTATATCCGTACACAACTGCTCGAAGAGGAAAGTTGTTTTCGTTCTCGTTGCTGTTATAACCAATGAAGTCTGACAGACGATAAGGAGCTTCCGAAGTCCCTGTAGGCTTATTGTATGTCCATCTGCCAAGTTCCTTAGCCTGCTGCACATCGTCGACAATTCGCATACTGAACACTCCATCTCCAATATTAGGATTGCCAATCCACCATCCTGTGTCACTCTTGGCAGTCCACGTTCTCATATCAGCATTAAGCGAATCTGTTACGAATGTCTCAGCTAAGGGCACAGGCTTATATTTGCTCATCATATTGATATTACTACTTCGGCAGAGCGCTGCCAAATCATTAGTGCTCTCGCCTAATACTTGCTTCACGTCATCGATGGTGACGGGAGCTACGATTATTCCTCTATCTACACTCATTTTTTCACCTCCTTTATCCTATAGCTATCCAGTCTCCATATTCTGTAACGCCAGACTTAACGAAGATAATGCGCTTATATATTTTGCCTTTTTCATTCTGTCTTCCATAAGCAGTCTGCTCTACAGTTGTATAACCATTGCTATCTGCCGTCGTTGATGCCAGTACTACACAGGTATAAGCTCCTTGCGAGCCTGATGGTCTGCCAAGAGTACACCATGGATACATTCCAGCCCTTAAAGCATTATTCATATTGCTTTCGCCATATGTCGGCATATTATTCTTTGCAGCATTAGCAGTAGATTCGATAGAAGCTACCTTGTTAATCTGCTGCTTATCCCAAGGAGTAACCACACCCTGTGTGCCCTTATAGGTAGAGTTCTCTGCCTTAGCATCATTAAGAGGAATTATCTTATATACAGGCTTCAGACTAAGTTTGCCGACAACGAATAAATCACCGACATTAGCACCCTCTGCACCTACAAGAGATGCAATACCAGAGTTTATATTTATGCGAGTTTCTGATGATGGCAATTTACCACGGCTATCTGCTATGACATAGAAGTTGATGCTATTATTTGCCACCTTAGCTGCTAAGTATGCCAAGGTGATGGCATTCTCTGTGGTTAGATTAATCGAGCCTGTAAGTGGAATAGAACTGAGAGATACGAAGTCTTTTACACTACCATCAGCCATCAAAATCTCACTGGAAGTACCACCAGCTTTGATAATCTTAGGTGTGGTGATAGATGTGCTTGTAATGGAGGTCATTGTGCTTGTGTCATCACTATGGTCTGCCATTACATCTATATTGCCACCTTGGATATGGGTACAAGGCTCAGAACCATCTTCAGTGGCTACAGTTATTGCCGTAAATTCGGGACTGACAGATGCACCTGGGATAGATGAAATCTTAGAATCCATCATCTTCTTAAATTCCTTCAGTCCTTCAAAGTCTAAGTATTGTGTCATAAATGTTCAGTTTAGAAATGCACATAGGTACTGCGATTGTAATTCCTATGTGCGTAACGTATTATTTAAACAAAGTTTGTATTTGATCCTCGGTTATACGTGTAGCTACACTACCATCAGCCATGAGGGCTTGCTTACTTGTACCACCAGCCTTAACAATCTTAGGCGAAGTGATAGAATCACCAGTAATATCAGTTTTTTGCCCTGTAAGTTTCCAATCTTTAGCATTAATATCAGTACCCGTTAATAGCGATGATGCAGCATATGAATTAATAGTTATACCATTCACGTTGGCTCTAACTAAATCTAACGCTGCGCCATTAGAATTATTATGTAGTATCAGAATATCAGCTGTGCCATCCACCCCTGTTGCTAATATTTGATTGGCACTTTTTTCATCAGCATTATTAGAATTAACGTGAAACTCAGGAGTAGCAACACCTGTTGTAAAGATTCCAATATCGTTGTCTGCCTTGCCATTTAATGCAAGTTTATATTCAGCGTCTATCTTCTTCTTAAAATGCTTAAGCCCTTCTAAGTCTAAGTATTTCGTCATAGTTTTTTAATTAAAAAGTTCATCAATATCATCATTCGTAATTCTCTCATTGATATCATGCCACTCGCTCCATGTGTTTTTTGCACCAGCATATCCTGGCGCTGTTAAAGTGTTCCATGAGCGACACTTAAAGAACATTATTCCATCTTTATGCGAACTGAAGTTCTCTTCGTTGGGCAACAATTCACAGCTTGTTATCACAACCTGGTTAAGCGCATGATTCATATTATCTTTATATTGCAACAACACGCCGATGCTTTGCCCTTGACCATATTTGTTGTCAACAAGTATAAACATGCCTTCTGCAACATCTTGGTAAGTATGCCAATTATCAATAGAAGAATTGTCAGACGACAAACCAAAATCTATATCTCCACAATCTAATTTACGCTCAGCCCTCAATGTAGTAACATCAGTCTGCAATGTTGCTATCTTACTATTAAGAGCTGCAACAGAATATGCCGACGCAACAAACCCACGAGAGTCTTGCGTGAGGGCTATTGCTTCAGAGAAGAGCTTCACTGTAGCATCAAGCCCTCCACCTCCGCCACCAGTTCCGCTACCAGCACCATAAGCAGTAATGCCACCCGTAGCATACAGATTCGCCATTTCGCCAGTCGCAGTATTCGTAATCTTCAAAGCCTTATGGCTTGCGTCATATTCCAATCTGATATTGCCAATAGTGATATTCTTATCACCAGGCACAAAAATGCTACCATTAACATCTGCCGTGCCGTCAAAATTCTGTCCCCATAGCTTTCTCGTTGTCTCAAGCTTCGATGCTGATGATGCATTCACGTTCTTCAGATAATTTATACCCTTAACGCCTTGCCCCATCTTGTAAGTTCCATTGTCCGTCACATATTTATCTACTGGAGCTTTAGTCTGCATAAGCAGATTAGAATCATACATTTCAACATACTTGCCCGCCCACAGAACTCTGAACTTCGAATTGCCCGTGCGCCAAGCATTATGCCCCAACCATATATACCCATCATTGTCAATAGCAGCATAGAAATGTATGCTGCCCATCCCGTGAGTTGTCAACATCAAAGATCTTGACGACGTAGATGAAGACGACAGCATCAATGTACCATAAGCAAAATACCAATAGTTCTGATCACCATTCGAACAGAATTCTATCATTCCATCGTTTTCTACGCTATCTGATATCTTAGTAACAAATCTGCCAATCCTCGTCCATTTTATCTCTCTATAGTCAGTGCCATATCTGTACAGATTCACCCAGCCTGCCTGCTGAATATCCGCTGCATGATACCCATCTAAAGTATCTGCATTCTTTGCATTCTTCGCCACGCCATTGCTAAAATAACTACGCAGAGTAGCTATAGCCGTAGCATTCGTACCTTCTGCAGCCTTAGCCCTCGATGTCTCGGCAGATATCGAAGAGTTTATGCCTCCAATTATTCCATCCAGAGTCGTCGAGTCATCAATCTTAGCCAAGAATGCCACAATCTCGTCCCATTTATTGATTGCACCATCCGAATCCTTGCCTGCTATAGCCGTATACCATCTATATGCCGTATTCCAGTTGGTCTGCTTGGCGGTTGTCGGTATAGAGTAGCCTGCAGCCAGCCCAATAGTAATATTTCCACTTGAGGTTACAGGAGAACCCGACACCGTAAGACCTGTAGGAACATTGATTCCAAGCGAAGTTAGATAATGTCCCTTTGGTTGATACAAATTGGCAGCATCCGTCTTCTGCAGATAATTTGTCAGCTGGTCGCTAACATCAATAGCCTCTATCTTGTCATAGAGCTTCTTAATACTCCAAGCACTGGCTATCTGAGACAGTTCATTGCCTGCAGTCGTCAAACTGATAGCATTAGCATACGTCTGCACCGAACCATTCAGCCCTCCACCGCCCGAACCATTGCCTGTACCTACACCATAAGCCGTTATACCGCCACTTGTATATAGATTTGCCATCTCACCAGTCGCAGTATTTGTAATCTTCAGAGCCTTATTGTTTGCGTCATATTCCAATTTGATATTGCCAATAGAGATATACTTATCACCAGGTACAAAAATATTGTCGCTAATATCTGTCGTGCCATCAAACTTCTGCCCCCATAGCTTCACTTCTTTGATTAACTTCGATGCTTCTTTCGCATAATCTGCAGTCATAGCATGCTCCACATCATTATATGATGATACAGCAAAACCTGTTCCTGCAGACAAACTTCCATCCTTGCTTTTTACTACCTTTATAATTTTTACTCCTATCATTGCCATATCTCCTTAAGTTTCAATTGTGCCGTTCCTTCGTACAGATTTCTACTAACACCTACCACATAGAATGTCTTACCCATATACGAATGTACGTATCTCGAGAATCTATCTACCACGTCAGATTTGTCAACAAAGTTCTGCAACATGACAACTCGCGGCTCATGACACTCGCGCCAATAACTATCTACATACATCTTCTCTGCCTTATCTTCGCAGCCAAGTATCTGATTATATATTGATGTCAATCCATAACCTGTCCTCACATCCAATGGAGTAGACATTGCAATAGTATTCTTCACGCTTAGAGCTTTACATTCATCTGATGTTAAAGCCGATGATATCTTCATCTCAATGTCATCCTTGCAGTTTACGTATTTCTCGTCTGTATTGCTCACATAAACCAAGTCTGCATTCTCATCCCAGTTACATATTTGTCCATTGTCACTATATAACTTCATCTCAAAGTCTTCTATCACAATATTGCTCACATGCGACATCAGTGGCACACTCTTCGTCTCCCATTTTGTATGACGCCAAAAACTTGGATGATGCCTTACCACCTCGTTCCATATCAAATTGGCAGGACCTAAGATTTCAAACCTCACTCTTCCGCTCAACTTATCGCTACGCCTAATTGGTATAGCCATTCCAGAAGCATCAATACTCATAGCATCCGTTATATTGTTCTGAATATCATAAGTTCCACCTATCAGATAGTCGCCGATCTTCGGATCAAACCCTATCGTAAAACACTGTTGATAATACTCATCATCGCTCTCACATTCCTGGCGCTCCTTAAATTTCTGCCACTTCAATTTCTCAACAGCACCTGCAGGCTCCGACTCGTCCTCCACCAACACCTTGTCGCCTATCCTCAGCATACAAGCTATCACGGGCACTTTACTAATTTTATCCCCACCGTCACCCTTATAGCTATAATTAAACTTATACTCCTGAGGACCATTGTCCGTAAGAGGTATCATCCCATGATCAATTCCTTCATCCCATACTGCCACATCCGTAGGCAATTCTGCGCACCAATACTTCTGAGTGTAATACCTGCCATCACCATTCGTTCGCGATGGTACCGTCTTGTGCCAATGGTCATAAGTATCTTGCTCCATCACCTCCTTAAAAGTTGCAGTCATCTGCGACAAAGGAGTCAACCCAATTTTACCGCTTATCACAATATAGTTTGTCGTAACGTCATCCACAGGCGAATACACTCCGCCAGAAGTTTGACCCTCATACACCGCCAATGGGGCATTCTCCAATAGCGACGCCTCGTTCGGATAACAATCCTTCTCACTATCTTTACCATTTCCATTCACACTTATCACCATACACGTCTTCATCGTAGCTCGTTTTGGCGAATTATCTGTAATCGGCCATTTAGTCTCAATCTTACCCATTTTCAGAACCATAGCCATAGCTTCCGCAGCAGAAGCATTAAGCAAACGTTCCTGGTGTACACCGCCAATACAAAACTCCGCCATCACATCTTCCGACCTTTTATTCCTAAAGCGCCAAGCCTTATTACTCATCACCCACACATACCAGTCTGTCATCGTTGCTGCATCATAAGTTACGTGCTTAGGATTAAAAATCATACCCACAAACCCCGCCAAAGCTTTCTCGCCTTCACCATCTGAACTATATTCTGTCATATACTTCTGTTTGTTTATAAACGGACTCCTCAGCAAATCCTCATCCAGCGGACTCTCTATTACGCTCGATATACTCTTTACATCACATTTCAAACGCATCTCGTTCCACACTTCACCGACACTAATCGAAGTATCACAGTCTGCAACATTCTCATTGCTTATCCTTACCACATTGCCACCTTTCTCCTCGTGTGTTGATGTTTCTACACCATCGCCATCTTTCCATATCTGTCTAAACTCACGCCTCTGCCCACACACCATGGTTTCCCAGTCAAATAGCCAAAACGTCAAGCCATCCTGCACCATATGTAAGTTCAAATACTTCAACATCTCTACCACTACCTCCTCCTCAGTCCACACATCATCCTCACTATCGCCCATAAATAGCAATTCATTAATGCTTATATCATTCAATATCGAATACTTCGCCTCCTCTTTTCCTGTCAAAGCCTTACTACCATCATACATCAATCTCACACTTCCGCCACCTACAATATCAATTTCTCTCGTAACATCCGTCAATATTTCATCCATCACCTCGCCGAAACTGCGCTGGCAAGCCTCACCAACAGCCCTACCATACGTCATCTCTCCATAACCTATTTTCTTATATTTACCATACTCAAGCGCACATAGAGCGTCTACACAAGTCAGCTCCAGCTCGTCATACTCTTCGTTATACCCTTGAGAGTAAGCCTGAGGTTCAATAAAGCCCGCAAACAAACACTTTCCGCCACGATATATATTCACTACCGCATCCTTACAATTCTTCGTAAACAATTCGCCAATATAATTCCTACACAGTAGCGTTATCCTTGCCTGATTCTTCAGCAAATGGTCAAAAGTATCTGTCGACTCATCCTTCAGCTCCACACCGTCCGCACTAAAAAACAAATCACTACGAGAGTCATTTCCTATCAACAACTCCTTACTCCTATCACCATTCGTAACGATAAAAACCTCTATCTTCTCCTCGTTACGGTTGTAAAAATGTCCGTGTATATACATAATTTTAATATCGTTAGTATCTCATTCGAATTATATTCTAATATTGCTACGTCTGCGGTTTCCACGAGTTTCGTTAGCTATCACACCTACCAAGTCGCTACCACGCAAACGAAGACTTATACCACCTAATCTATTCTCATCCTTAATAACCACCGCTCGCAAACGCTCAATCTCAGGGCCTACCTTCACACCTTCCACCAAACCTCTGCCAAATCCAGATGCCGCACCATACACCGATGCACCATTAGCAATAGCAAACAGGCGAGACTGTTGAGCTCCATTCAATATCATCTCACCAGAATTCACTCGAGCCATAAGTTTGTCGCCTTGCCAGGAACTACCACCAACTATGCCACCATCAGCAAATGCGCCACTTATCATGCCCAATGCACCAACCACGGCTGCAACGCCTGCAGCTATAGCAACCAGATTTGCCGGGAAAGGCAGCTTCGCACCGCTCGCCGTCGCATTAGCTACAGCCTCTCCACTCTTAGTAGCTGTATTGGTCGCACTCACACCTGTATTTGCAGCTGTAATAGCCGTATTTACTGCCGTTGCTGCAGTCTCCGCCTCTGTCGATGACGTAAGCATATCTATCAGCTTCACTATACCTGCAATGCCGTCCGCCACTTCCAGAGCGCCGCCGATAACACCTGTTATCTGTTTCCAGGCATCACCGTTCTCTTCTAAAGCATCCGATATGCCCTGTATGCCGTTACCAACGCCCTCCACGCTCCCCCAACCACTTTTGATGTCACCAAATACCTTATCAAAGCTCTTCGTGTCCAAATCTATCTCGATAGGCTTTAGCCCCTTGCTCATTGATGCTATCTGCTTGTTTAGCTCGTCTATCTGCTTCTGAGCTTCATCCTTACCTATCAGTCCTATCTCGTAGTCTTGCTGTATGCGACTTGCTCGATTCTGAGCGTTCTGATAACTTTGACGCTTGTCGGCTTTTGAGCCTTGTTCTATATACTGTGGTTCTACGTCGGCACTGATGGTGAGTTTGCCGTTGGTAGCTTCGTCTATCTGTTGTTGTAGTGCCACCACCTTAGTCTGTGCCTTCACCTTAGCCTCTACGTCTACGGCATTATCGAAATCTTGTTGTGCCACCTGCAGCTGGTCTTGTAGCTGTTGCAGAGCAGTCTTAGCCTCTTTAGGTTCGGGTTTCTCTATACCTATGCGTATCTTCAGGTCTTTCAGCGCAGTCTCCTTCTGTTCCAACTCCTTTTGCAAGATGGCAGCAGCACCCTCGTCGGCAGTGGCGCTTATTTTTTTTCGCAGTTCGGCTATCTCATTCTCGTAGTAGTCGATTGAGCCTTCCAGTGGGTCGGGAGTGGTAGGGGTGGTAGTGGTGGTGGGTGAAGGAGGTTGTGTTGTGGGTTTGCCTGAGGAGAAAGTAGGCATTGTCGAACTATATCCTTTTGTGTGCTTGATAGGTTTGGCTGCAGTATTGATAATCTCCTGCATCTCTTTTTTCACCGCCACCTCTTGTCTGTATAGCGTAGTTAATTGAGCGTTAGCCTTTTCGAGTGCGCTTGTACCCTTCACCTCTATCGTCTCAGTAGTGATATCTGGAGCATTAGGATCAGAGCCACCTACGTGTGTAATGGTGCGAGTCTGCCTTTTCTTACTATATCGCTTCAGCGAGCCATCGTCATTGTATTTTATTTCCCTTTGCTTAGCTTGCAGCTCGGCAGCCTTGTTGGCAAGGTTGCGCAGACGTATTTCATTAATCATCTGATTGCAGTAAGCCTCCGAGTTGGCGGTGAGAGCCGTGTACCATTGATCCACTGTCGAATAGTAGCCTATGGTCTGCCCATAGATTTGATTCATCTTCTGCACCAGGGCGTGTTCCTCCCCCTTGCCTCCTTTGAAAGCCTTAAGTGTCGCAATGCTCATATCCATTTGCGTGCGCACCTGAGCTATGTCTTGTACTTCCTGTCGACGAGCTGCCTGCGACTGTTGCTCTGCAGCGTCAAGTTGTTGCACATTGTCGGCAGCTTCGGCACTGCTCTGCGAAAGATAGCTTATCGCCTCACCCAAGGCTACGATGGCTATGCCTACACCTGTAGAGACGAGCAAACTCTTAACAGCCACGCTCAGCGATCTCGTCGCCACAGTTGCTGTAGTGGCACTCACGCTCTCGCCACGCATCACAGCCGTCATCACTCTGCCCACAGCCACAGCGCCAACCTTGGCTGTGCGCATAGCGTTGGTAGCATTGCTAACGATAGTCATTACCACACCGAGCGAGCGTAGCGACACAGCGAGCTGCGCTACTGACGACATGGATATCAGTATCTGTGAGCTAAAGTCGAGATATGGCACGGCATTGCCAAACACTGACTGAATAAAGTCGGACACCTCGCCAAGTTTATTGTTCAGCATCTGAAGTTTTGCTTTGCCCGTAGCAGCTATTGCCTCAAACGCAGAGTCTATCGTGCCAGTACTATTGGCCATATTGCCGACATTCTCCTTAAATTTCTCTGCCAGTTGGTTTGTTAGTGGTATCAGTGCTCTAAGGCTCTCTGCCGAGCCAAAGAGTCTGCCATAGATTTCTTGCTCCAGCATACCGCTCGATGCTGCATATTGCTTTACGGTTTGGTCGAGTTGCGATATAAACTGCTGCATGCCGCCTGCAGCCTTTATTGCTGCCGCATCAAACTGTATGCCCATCTGTTGCGCCATCTCCGTAGCTTCGCTCGATGGTTTTATCAGTGCCGTGAATATGGCTGCAAGCTGTGTCGACACTTCTGCCGTGTTACCACTCACACCTGTCAGCGTGGCAAAGCTCGCCATAAGTTCATCGATACCCACATCAAGGTTAGATGCTTGCGACGTTACTCGTGGCAGTGCTTGCGCCAACTGCTCAAACGAGGTCACGCCATTCTTTGCCGTGAGCTGTATTTTGTCTTGTATCTCTTGAGCATCAGACCAGTCGAGACCATAGTTCTTGATGACTGTCGATGTCACCTTCACTACCTCGTTCAAGTCGGCTAAGCCACCCACGCTTGCACGAGCGCTCTTGTTCAAAAATTCTAGCCAGTTGTCTTCGGGAACACCATTCGAGATTACTTGATACAAGCCATTGGCAAGCTCTTCGCGAGCTACAGGCAGCGTCTTTGACAACTCAGCGACCTGATCTTGCAGTTTCCCAAAATCCTCGCCGCTCTTGCCAGCCATTGTGTTGGCGGCTGCCATGGCGGAACCAAACGTACGGCTCTCGTCGGTCAGAGAGTTGAGAGTGTTGGATAGCTGCTCCACACTATCCGAGATAGTGCGAAATCTCTCTGCCTTTTGGTTAAAGTTGATAAGAGAAGCGGCAAACTTTTCAGATGCACTCTTAGCTTCGTCTATAACATGGCGCAATTCGTCCACGTTCATCGTCACCTTCTGTACGGCATCCTTACCATTTACCTTTAGATTTATGTTAAAAGCTACGTTCTGTGCCATGTTTTTCTATTATTTGCTTTGTTGTTATTTTATTTATATTTATCTTTGATGCGCATTTAAATATAAACACTATGAGAAGACGTAAAAACAATAAATATCCTTATCCCATTGGATGGCTAGCTTATGCAGGTATCGTTAGTATAATATCGGGCTACATCCTGGATGTGGTTCTTATGTCGAGATTGGGATTTTTCCTATGCACTATCTCCTTTATCTGCATTGTATGCCGTAAAGGCGATAAAAAACACTTTGGCTTGGATAACGACTGAAGTTTCCACTCTCAGAAGCCCATTCTCTTCTTTGCCTCCCTATACCTTGCTATGATTTCCTCGTAGCTCAGCTCACAAGCGGATTCTCCAATCTTCTCTCTTCTCCCTTCACTCAAAGCATCCCAGGGTAGCTGCATCACGTCTTGCACCCTCAGACGCTTCTTCGAGTATGGCTGAAGCATACAGAGGCATTGCATTCGGGTGCGTTCCCATTGGCTTCGGGCTTCACTGTCTCGTGCTTCTTGCCAAGCGTTGTGGATGGCGTAAAACTCCGACGGGGTGCATCGGCAAAAGTCATCCATACTCATACCAATACACCCCATCGCTATTCCCATTAGCCTTTCTATCGTAACCTCACCCCCTGTGTTTTCGTCTTCCCCCGATAGTCCTAAGGCTTCTTTTTTTTTGCGTCTCCTTCCTCTTCTCCTGCCATATGTGCGTTCCAGCGGTTTAGATCGTCAGGAGTAACATGATCACAGAAGGCTTCGAAGTCCAGACTGAAGTCCACACCTTCGGCTCTACAAGTGCTCTTCACGCAACTCCACAACAACATCAACATTGCTTCCAGATCATCACCCTGTATCTCATTAAGGTCTTTACCAGTCTCTCGCTTAAAGAGCAACATGGCCCCCATAGTTAGGCGACATGGCAATTCTCTGCCGCCTACAGATATTCTCATTTCTTTCATTTCCAATAGCCTTACATTCTTCATTTCAGCATATAGCCTTATATTTTTTCATTTCAGCGGCATATTTGCCGCTACTCATTATTCCGCAGTGCCTTTAAGTCCAGTACCTACCTTCTCTACCTTGCCCGAGTTCTGAAGCGTTACGCTATACTTAGCATCGTCGCCTGCCTGAGCATCCAGCGATAGAGAAGTAATGATATACTTGCCTTTGTACTGCCCAGCAGTCTTGCCCTCGCGAGAGGCTTCTTCTCTCACAGAATAACTTGCCTCTATCGGAGTAGCTGCCATCTGCAAGTCTTTCAGCTGGTCGTAGGTAGGCACGTTCGTGTCGCCATCTGTCAATATGCAGCCATCGGCTGTAATCTGTTCCGAGAAGCTCTTCACATAGGTTTCCTTCCATTTGCCTGCTGCTGCTTCTTTTGTCACGCGCTCACCTGTTTCTGTGCTGGTGTCTATCTTACAGCCAGTACTGAAGCCAAGGGCTTTACCTCCGACGCTCAGTATAAGGTCGGTTCCGTCTAATACATTATATTCCATAATCTTACTTGTTTTGTTTTTTTAATCCTATTGTAAATCCTAATATCACTCCTATTATAAGCGTCAACCAAGTCAACAAGTCGTCTATTCCATCCATCCTGTCAGTTTTTAACGCCTTTTCAAGATCCTTCGAATAGCTTTCAGACAACATTTTACCCAAATAATCTGCTTGCTTCTGCAGCGAATCATATTGACTCTCATACCAGACACACATCTGCTCCAAAGAATCGCACGATGCAACAATCTCTATCTGAGGTTCCTTGCTTTTACGGCTGACTGAAGCCTTCACTTGCGCACGCCCATGACTACTAACAAAACTGGCACCATCTGGCAATCGCGCTATAGCCTCCACAGGAATGTTAAGATGCGTAGTGTCGCCGCTAATGCTCTCTTTCCATATAGCCACTTGAGTTTTCCTCATCGACAGTTCTTTATTATTTCGACTTACGCTGTCGTGGCGTTCTGTGAACTTCGTCTGACTCTCCATCTGCTTCGTCGAGCGACAGCTCACTACTAACAGGGCAAGAACCGCGATGAGGGCAACTCTGAATGGCTTCAATAGCTCGACTAAGACGATTGAGAGCACGTCGCGTACGAACATTCTCATCTTTAAGGGCCTCCATAGCCTTTGTATTTTCATCTGATTTCCTCTGTATTGTAAGCAGTTCTCGACTCACATCTTCGTACATACCTTTGTAAGTGTCATGCACAACCTTAGCATCTTGAACCGCTCTTGTTTTCCGATTTGCTACCCAGGCTATGGCAGCACCTATGCCGCCACTGGGAACTGCCCACATCAGAATCTGCATTATAGTCTCTGCCATAGCCTGATAATCTATATTTTATTTGCTTACAGCAACGTTACTTTAAAATAATCTTTCTATTTATTATATCTACCTCTCCTCGTGCGGTGGCGTTTTTACACCATCGCCCTTAGTTACGAATTCTTGTATCCGCTATAGATAACTGCACCAGCATCCTCCTTTTTAGGCAGACAGATAAAATAATGGCGATAAGACACCAAGTTGCGTTGCTGCTGAGGATCTGTCTCGGCTGCACTGTAATACATCTTTGTGCTACCGGTCGCCTTAAACACACGAGGAACATAGAAAGCAAATGAACACTGGAACTCGCCAGCCTTTGGCACTGCACCCAAAGCATTCTTCTCTCCTGTGCTGCTATAGGTTGGGTTTCCACCATATTCATACACCTCAAAACCATACAGTTTGCCTATTGTACCATCACTGCGATTAATGTTATACATCTCGCGGAAGCTCTGCTCTGACTCCAAGAGGTCGTTCACATGGTCTGGGCACAATACCAATCTGCGCTGTGTAGAAGGAACGCCAAGATTGTCTAGCACTCGCTTCAAATTCACTACATCCAGCAAACAGAGTTTGACACGCTTTGTAACAGGGTCTACTGCGCCTGTAGTAACAAGAACAGGGGTCGTTTCTGTCGACTTTTTCGCACACAAAGCGTGAGCAGCCTTGGCATACTTCGTATCGTTAAGAGCATTTGCACAGCTCTCCTTCACGCGAGCCATCTTGTCATAACTTCGTGCATATAGCTCGTCATCGGTCACTGGCACAACCTTGGTCTGAAATTTATCCAGTGAGAATGTCTTGTCACCATCTTCAAGTTCTTGCACATCTATTGGATATGTCGTGTTATTAACTAATACTTGAGGATCTGCGCCAACATCCACCATATGGATAACGTCATTATCCACCACCGAACTCTGGTCTGGCACACCATTCAACCATGACGCATCGAGGTTTGCTCGTAGAGCTCTAATCAACTCTCCTGTCCATACCTCTGTAAGGACACCGTCGCAAGCTACACCTTTAGGTACAAACTGACCAACGGCTATAGCCAACATATTTGCAACAACTGCGCCCATAAAAGCGTCAAAACCTAAAAAACTGGCTATTATTGCACCCATGATACAATTAAATAGCAATCCTAAAATAACCTTTCTCATATTCGTTTTCATCTTTTTCTTTTTTTATCCTTTTAGTTGGTGTTTCTACGCCATCATCACTAAGCCTCTGGCTCGAATCCGTATTCTGCCTTATAGAGTCTCACGAACTCATCTCGGTGATTATCGTGCAAATCCATCATAAGGTTGGATGGAACGCAACTCAGTTTCTCATACTTCGAGAAATCTGCAGGTTCTGAAACAATCTGCCCATTCTCACTGCGATGCAATGTTGCAGAGATCTTGCCTTGTGGCTGCATGGCCGACAAAGTAACATTCAGCTGCTCCAATCCAATCTTCTGACCGAGCTCCACGAAATGAGCCTTCATACTTGCCGGCAATCGCTTTTCGCTAATTGCCGTCGAAACTGCAGTTGTAACAGCAGCTAACTCTACATTCTTCTTCTCTGCTAACAGGGTGCTCACCTGCGCCTCAAGTTCATTCACCTTGTTTGCTGTCGCTGACAGAGATACAATCTTTGAGTTTACCTCTTCTTCCGTTGCAGTCTCATTTAGACCCAACTTAATCGCTAATTCTTTTAATTCCATCTTCTTTTTTTTAATCGGTTCTTTATTATTTATTAAAGGGAGAACTCCATCTATAGAGTTCTGTCCTGAAAGCGAAATAGTTTCTCCTTCGTGGCTAAGAACTATTGCATCGTCGTTACCGCCTATATCAACCACACTTACCTCAACAAGCTTACATCTTGTTACAGTCGGACGTTCCTGACCTTCTATTAGAAGTTGTTTATCATCGCTTGTCGACAATATCTGAAAGTTGGCACTAACCATCTTCACACTGCCGAACTCCCATTGCTTCTTTAATTGTTTCGACAATTCTGAGACTTCGTCAAACACCAATTCACCAGTCACATCCTGACCTTCTATCTTGATGTCTTTCACATAGCCTATCACCTTCCCGCGTTCGTGCATATATAATAGTACAGGATTGCGTATATATTGGCTAATATCTATACCACTAGTCAGTATACGTGTGCCGTAGCAATTCACACTCTCGTTACTAATTCTTACTCGTTTACCCATCTTTAATTCATATCTTTATACTTATTTATTCACTTCAACAGCATATTTACCGTCGTCCTGAATTTTCTTGCAATATTACAGGTTAATTATCACAACTCCAAAAAAGTGTGCAATCATTGCACACATCTATGCAACCATTTCATACATTTTTGATTCTGTACGAAAATTGTCTCACCTTTGCATTATCACTAATTAATATATCAATATGAACAAAACAGAGTTAGAACGTAAAAAGAGCCTCGCAAGAACACTTTATATGGCAGGCAAAGAACAGGCAGAGATAGCAGAGCAAGTAGAAATAAGTCGTCAGACAATCTCAAAATGGGTAAATAGCGAAGGATGGAAAGAGCAGCGCGCTGCCATAAGTGTCACGCGACCTGAACTTGTAAACAAATTGCTCCTCACCATCGACACCTTAATCACACAAGTCAACAGTTCTGAAGATCCGCAGCTCATAGCAGGATTAGGCGACCGGTTAGCCAAGCTATCTGCAGTCATTGAAAAACTCGACAAAAAGGCTAATGTGGTCGATGCTATTGAGGTATTCATGGCTTTCTCTAAATGGATGCAATACCGAGCACAGAATGACCACAAAATCACACCTGAATTACTCAAGACTTTCAACTATTATCAGGACTTATTCATTTCTGAAAAAATGCAGAACGGATTCTCCTGCAATTTATAATAATACTAATTTCATATCATGCCAACACTATCAGAAAAAAAACAAGCAATCGAGGCATGGAAAGAGCACTGCAAGCAAATCAAAGCTCTTACAGATACCTCCATCATGGCTGCAGAAACCAAGAGGGATAGAGAGGAGCGCATTCACCGACTTCAAAATAACTATGCAGCTTTCTGCGAATACTATTTTCCGCATTTTCTACAGCTCAAGGATAAAACTACAGGAAAGGTCATACGTACCATACACAATGCCCCATTCCACAACCAAGCTGCACGTAAGGTAAAAACCACGCCTAACCTCAAAGCGGTATTCATGTGGCCACGAGGTCATGCCAAGAGCACACATCTCGACGTATTCTTACCGCTATGGCTTATGTTCCAGCCACAAAGACTCATCAATTTTATGGTCATTGTCGGCAAAAGCGAAGAGGCTGCATGCAGATTGCTTGGAGACATACAGGCAGAACTCGAATATAATGACCGATTAAAACGCGACTTCGGACAGCAGAAACCAACTGCCGGAGATTGGACTGATGGCGAATTCAAGGCACAATGCGGAGTCAAGTTTCTCGCATGTGGTCGTGGACAAAGCCCGCGTGGTCTTCGTGATCGTGAGGCACGACCCGACTATATCGTTATCGACGACCTTGACGATGATGAGCTATGCAAAAACGAAAAGCGTGTTCGAGAACTCACTTCGTGGGTCAAATCGGCACTCTTCGGTTCACTTGATGTCGGACGTGGTCGTTTCATTATGGTGGGCAATCTAATAGCTAAAAATTCGGTACTATTCAATATTGCTCATACTAAAGGGGTATTCCTGTCTAAGATCTATGCTGTCGATAAAGACGGCAACCCTGTATGGCAAGAAAAATGGACACGCGAGGAGGTGGACGCTTATCGAGAATTCGTTGGCTACCGCGATTGGAATAAGGAGATGATGCACAACCCTATTAAGGATGGAACTATCTTCCGCCACGAATGGATCAAGTACAAGCGTATGCCCAGACTCTCGAAGTATGATGCACTCGTCTGTTATACCGACCCGTCGTGGAAGTCCACTACCGAGAACGACTACAAGGCGTGCCGTCTTTGGGGAAGTATTGGTAAGGAACTCCACCTCATAGACTGCTTCGTGCGTCAGGATACCACTGGTGCCATGGTAAGATGGCTCTATAATCTCTACGAACGAAGCTTGGAAGAGGGTGCCAGCATTCAGTTCCTCATGGAAGCAAACCTCATGCAGGATACTGCGCTCGATGAATTTGCTGCTGAAGGCGACCTGCGAGGCTACCAACTGCCCATTACTGCCGATAATAGAAAGAAGCCAGACAAACTGCAGCGTATCGAATCTATAGCTCCTCTATGGGAGAGAGGCGTCGTTTTCTACAACGAAGCCCTCAAGGAATCTGAAGATATGCAGGTAGGTATCGACCAAACACTGTCTCTAGAACATGGAAGCCGTGCACACGACGATGCACCTGATGCCGACGAAGGAGCCATATATACCCTTCAGAAACAAGGACGAATAGCAAACTTCGTACCTCGAATAGTAAACAGAATGAAATCTAAAAATACATGGTAATATGAATTTTATAACAAAAGAAGACTTCAAGGTCGTCAGCAGTGAAGCTTCACTCAAGGCCATTACTGGCGCTAGTCAGGATAATATAGATAACGCCATCGCAGAAGCGCAAGAGGAAGTTGCCGGATATCTGCGACCTAAATACGACACCGAAAAAATCTTTGCCATGGAGGGAAATCTGCGAAACAGACAAATCGTTATGTATACAGCAGATATCGCTCTATATAATATGACGGCATCACTCCCTAACCGAATGGGCTACGAAACCAGGCAAGAGAGATACGAAAGAGCTATAAAATGGCTCGAGGGGGTTCAAGCTGGCAAAATAGTTCCTGACTTACCTATTCTCACTGACGAAATAGGCAACGAACTATCTCAAGGTGGCGTACTCGCATATGGCAACGGTCCCGACCGCCACACCTGGTAAAGCCTGCAGCTCTCATAGCCTTATATTTTTTCATTTCAGCAGCATATTTGCTGCTGCTCATCACAGCACACACACCCAAATAAGCATTAAAACATAAAACATTAAAGAAAATATGGCACGACTAAACATAGATAGAGCGAAAGACCGCGTGGAAGATGCTTTCAGAGCGCTACTCGGAAAACCGCAATTATGGCACACTAAATTCCAAGATATCGAACTTGTCGGCAAGAACAACCGTCGTCAGGTAGAAAGCATTCTTGCCAAACTTCAACGCACCACAGAGGCTCTCACTAAAGGTGATATCCAAAAGTGGCGCAGAGCATGGCAACTTGCCATCAGCATCGAAAGCCCTAACCGACAGGCTTTATATGATATCTATCGCGACACAGAAATCGACGCACACCTCTCTGGATGTATCGACCAGCGAAGAGGATTCGTCATGGCTCGTTCATTCAAAATAGAAGATAAGAATGGAACTCCAAATAGCTCTCTTAAACATATATTACAACAGGAGTGGTTTGACGAATTCTGCCGATTGGTTCTCACAACTCCATATTGGGGTCATTCACTAATCGAACTTGGAGACCTCGGAACAGATGGAGATGGATGTCTATCATATAATGGTGTACAACTCATAGACAGAAAGTATGTCATTCCAGAACACCACCGAGTCATCACAGACCTTGGACAAGATTGGACTACTGGTATCGACTACCACGAGCCTCAATGGCAAGGCAACCTTATTGAGGTAGGCAGACCTGACGACCTCGGACTCTTCCTTAAGGCCTCACTACATTGCATTCCTAAGAAAAACGTACTTGCAGCATGGGATGTATTTAGCGAAATCTTTGGCATGCCTCTAAGAACTGCCACCACTAGCTCAAGAGATCAGAAAGAGATAGATCGTATTAGCGACATGATGGAGCGAATGGGAATGGCAGGATATGCTGTATTACCAACGGGCACCGACCTACAAATCGTAGAGAGTGCCAAGAGCGATGCCTACAATGTCTACGATAAACGAGTTGATAGAGCCAATAGCGAGATATCTAAACTCATCATCGGACAAACCATGACTATCGAAGACGGTAGCAGCCTCTCCCAAAGTCAAACACACCTCAAAGTTTTCGAAAACCTCGTAGAAAGCGATGCAAAACTGCTCGCCAACACAGTAAACAATCAACTCTTCCCACGAATGATACAACATGGATTCCCACTCCAGGGATTCCATTTTGCATGGGACGAGAGTGTAAACTATACGCCTGAACAGCAGATGGAGTACGAAAAGATGATTTCTGATAGATACGAGGTAGATCGGAAGAGCG